TTTTGATACCGAAAACTTTGTAGAATTTATAGAACACGGTGTCATTTTTGGCGAACAACCATTTTTGGACTTACTCCATTGTGAAATTGTCGATACGGAGCAGGATGGTAGTGCTTGCGTATAACGTTAAAAGCATTGGTGCCTGTTTGGGCATCAAGGCACAAGAGGTCAAATTAATAACTAAAAGTAAAATATATGCAAACAGTTGAAACAACAACGTCAAGCCCAAATAGCACCAATGCAGTGTTAGCGGCTGTACTTGGTAGGGATTTGCGAATAGGAAACTATGTCCAACAAGGAGTAGTTGAAATAATTAATTCTACTTCCGCATACTGTTATATACCAAAATCGGGTCAAAGTGTTGCACAAAAATTATGTGGCAACTACTACAAATTTGAAGAAATAAAGCCACTGTTAATTACAGAAGATATTTTAAAGTCTTTTGGATTTAAAAACAATGGTATGGGTTACCACAGCCCAAATAATAAACTATACTATACATCTGATGGCAAATTTAAACTTGTAGGTAGTGGAATGTTTTTGAAATTGAAAGCCGTACACCAACTACAAAATGTATATTATGAACTTTACGGGGAATGGTTGTCGTAGTATAGCCGCTAACGTTAAGGTGCTTTGTGCAGTAGGGGATTTCGGATACGGAACTGTCAACCTACCACAGAAGCCCGATATTAGTATAAATGTTCAATTAACCACGTCAGCCCCTATTGCACAAAACACGTGTTATGGGCTGCCGTTATTTAACGATAAAACTCTTTGGGCGGAGTATAATTAAAACCTACAATTAAAAATATGGGATTTTTAAGCGAAATGTTTAGTGCAGTTGTAAAAACTGCACTTACACCAGTGGCAGTGGTAAAAGATGCCGTAAATGTAGTAACTGGCGAAGAAGCCGATGCTACCAAATCATTACTTGAAAGTGCTGCCGAAGACGTATCGGATGCAGCAGACGATTTGGTCGATGGTGAGTTACTATGAAAATTGTGGGTTTCGTAGGACGGTCTTTCGGGGTCGTCTTACGGTTGCCCATAACTCCCAAATATGCGCAACAGAACCAAATGACAACCATCACAAAATCAATAACTTTTAAGTGGAAATTATCGTTCAACGATTCATACAGATGGACACAAGAAGGCGAACTATACAATGCGCGAACCATGCGAAAAATTAAAAAAACAGTAAACGGATATTCGATAGGATATTGGATTTCAGGGAAATTCTACACACTTAAGAATTTGAAAAAATCAATAGTAAAAATTGAAACAGAATTTTGCCCGTTTTAAAAAATATGGAAACACTAACAGCAGCAGAGTACCGCGCATTAGTTGCCAAAAAACGGCAACCAACAAACAGGCACAAAGGCTCAAAAGCAAAAGCAGAAATTGAAATGATGCTAAAATTATTCGGGAAACCTTATGAAACGGAATTTAAGTTCCACCCAAAAAGAAAATGGCGTTTTGATTTTTGCATACCGGAATTAAAGATAGCGATTGAATATGAAGGGCTAATGAGCGAAAAGAGTAGGCACACTACTATTACCGGATTTACAAACGATTTAGAAAAATATAATGCTGCACAAATATTAGGTTGGCGCGTATTGAGATATACTGCTTTGAATTACAAATCGCTTAGTGAAGATTTACACAATTCACTCCAAAGCCCTTTTTAACCAACCACGCAGGAACTTTAGTTGTGTATCTGAACCAGCTACACGCAAATAAAACTTAGCTTTCTCAATTTTATAGTTGGAAACAAATAAAAGATTTTGGACGCTATCGCGCTGTTGTATTGTTTGCGTTAATTGCTGCTTTAATTCTATGCAGTTGTCATTCACCAATACTGTATCGGTATTGTAGATATACAGCGTATCATGCACTAATACTTGCTCTATGCTACTTTCTTTTTTTTCGGAACAACCAATAAATAACAGCGATAACAATAACGGTAATAAGGATCTCATATATTAAGCGTTTTAACTGTTTTATTGTTCATTACTCCTGTTTCTTTTACTCCTGCCGCCCTCTGTGCTAATATTATAGCTTGCTTACATCCCATGTTCACAGCAGCATCGTAAAGCATATTGGCTATGTTCTGCCTCAATAATTCATCACCCCTAATTACGTTCCAATAATCGAAGCGATATATATTTTTCACTAACTTCGCTGAAATATTCTTTACGTCATCTACTGTTGGCTCTCTTTGCAAATGCTTCATCAGTACCGGTGCGCTAATACCATAATTAGTACCAACTAATTTACCAATGCCTTTTTTGCCGCCAGTCCAATTGCCGTTGTCATCGGGGTTATCGGTATAACCTCCTTCGTTTTTAGCTGTAAGATTATATGCGATGTCAAATGAAGCCATTTAATTATTGCTTTTGCTTTTTTATTGCCTTGCTTATTTTTTTAAAAATGAAAGCAATATCTGGGATAGAATCAGCAGAAGTAACGACTGCATATAATTCAGCATTTCGCCAATCGTAGAATATACGACCTTCGGAAGCGTATTTTTTTAGTTCCTCTGTTGGATATAGGTTCACACATTTGAGCGTTGCCTTATACTGCCCGTTTGGTAGTTTTTCAATTTTGCTGTCGGGGCAATGTTCTTTTATTTTTGCAACCACTTTAGAGCTGTTGCAGCTTGTAGATGCTGATAGAATTAAAGCGAGTAACGATAAGATTAGTAATGTTTTTTTCATGCCTATTTTGATTTTTATTTTATGAATTATTTATGTTTTGGTAATGCCGCTTTTAGTTGAGAAATAAGCAACTCCCTATCTTCTTCACTCCATGTTTTCCCATAAACTAAATTTATTCTGTCCTCAATTTTTATATTTTTATTCCATACTAAATTTAGAAAATTGCGTTGAGTTCTAAACGCCTTTTTCATTTCGGCTTCCGTTTGCTTTTGGAATTTTCGCTTATCCATTTCAGCGCGTGTTTCGGGAGTTGGTAGGCTCTTTTCCGCTATTCTCCCTGCGGTATCTGCGCTCTTGAAAAACGCTGCAAGTAATTCTATTATCGCTTTGAACATTGGTTATTGCTTGAATTTACATTCGTTTTGACTAATCACCTTCTCCATGTCTTTGAACGCAGTTGTGTTCTTGTCAATAAGTACAGATATAGCTGTGAAGTGCTGCTCATTTTGCGCTATCCACACCTTTCGCTCCTCTTTATGTTCGCTATCTCTACGAACCAAATACCAAACAAAGAAAGCAAGCATGATACCTGCTATTCCATTGTTTACAAGCCCGCCTAAAAATTGTTCCATTAGTTTATTTTGCTTCTGTTTACAGTTAGGATATTTAATTTATCTTTCAAAATTTCGCTTAGTTTATCGAATGAATACCCAATAATAAGAGCCATGAACAATAAGGCATCTTCATCTTTTATTGTGCTTAAAATATCGGCAGAAAGCACCAAAGGCATAAACCGAACAAAAACAAATATAAGAAGCAATGTGCTTAACATACGCTTCCAATTATCTAACAGCATGAATTTCAGGCTAAAGTGGTACGGTGTATTATCGCTATTTTTATCCCGCTCTGAAACGTTAAGAAGGAGGTTAATAGTAGCACCAACAAGCGCAAATAGCATCATGCTTATGAACCATTGAACGCTAACATCGCCTATTATATTATGTAGTAATTCCATGTTGTTTTTAAGAGTTTTTTTTAAAGTTATTCAAATGCAAGTCTGCGCCACATAGACCCCAAGCGCATCACTAACTTACCTGTAATGCCGTTGCTGGTGCAATCGCTGCAATAGCGTATCGTTCCATCATAAGGTGTTGTAGCGTACAGCGTTGCGCTGTCTATCTCCCACAACTCTAACGCTCCATTCAAAATAAGTATAGGAGTTTCAATATACACACCTGAATCGCCTGTAATGCTTGTATGTTGGTTCGCACCTATGTATATATTGGAATCTGCATTGATGTGTATATTGGAATCTGCATTGAGGCTTATATCTGTGCTTGCATTGAGGCTTACAGAGTCTGCATCAATAACCATATCGCTTGCAGTTAAGACAATGGTAGGCGCGTCTAAACTCACTTCTGCATTAGTAGTATCTGTTTGCTCTTCTATACTCATGCCTACTTTCCAAAAAGTGCTTGTGTTGATATAGCCTATATGCACATAAGTGCTATCGCCTGTAATTGAGTTATCAAACATTATCGCTCCCATAAATCCTCCCGGAGCATCTTTCCAGAATCCTGCTCCTTTGCCGCTCATGCCTAAATATTTGGTCGGGAAATCAGTATTCGTATTATACATATCTCCATACCTGCCGCCCGTTTCCACTATATGCCCAAAGTGGGTAGTATCTATGCTTCCTCCAATTCCTATTAAGTCATTTTTAGTAGCTAATGTACTTACCGTATCGCTCCATGCTAATTCGCCTCCTCCTAAGCTATCTAAGTCGCTCTTAGTCGCTAAAGTGCTTATAGTATCGCTCCACATCAGTTCGCCTATGCCTCCGCCTATTAGCTGCCATGCGCTACCATTCCAAAAATGAAAAGCATTTACGCTCGTATTATACACCAACAACCCATTCGCAGGTGCAGCTATCGCTGCCATTTGCGCTGCTGTTAATCTTGGTACTAACACGCCTTTGCTTGTGTCTGTAATGCTTAATGCTGCACTTGGATAATAATTGCCGCCTATCGCTACTCCTCGCCCATTAAACCGCGCTTTACCATTCACTATCAATGTGTCAGTTACTTGTAGCCCTTTGCCTACTTTTTGGTTTCTGCTCGATTGCCCTATCAATGCTGCATTATTCAATGTACTGTCTTGACCTAATACAACACCAAAAATCATTAAGACAATCGTAGATAATATTACTTTTTTCATTCAATGCTTTTTTTAAAAAATTAAAATTCGATAATCGCCAACGCTTGTATTTAGTGCTCCTTGTACAGTGTCGAATGTGTAACCATCTCCCACCTTCAATAATACTCCGCTTCCTTCATCACTAAAAACCCAAAAATCTACATCTGCTGATAATGTTTTTAATAGGTTATTTTGATAAATAGAACCTACAAAATCTATACTCTTAACAGAAATAGATTTGGCTTTAAGCAAAGTATTTGATGGCGTTTTCTTTGTTACTCCGCCTTGCACAAGTGGTATCATCTCATTCCCACTTAGTGGTAATGATGCACTCGGTAATTGTGATATTTTTTTACCCATTTTATTCGCAAATTTCTTCTTCAAGGATGCCGCCTTGCTCGGTAATTAAACAATCTCCCATTTCGTTATCTATGGAGCAATCCCCGCATGGGTTAGGAATTACTCCTGAATAAAACAATTCTCGAATACACCTTCCGGCTTCTCGATTGGGCAAAGCAAATCAGGTGATACCCACTTAACTACTACCTTCCAATCAATTACCGTCTTAAGGTCGTCTGCAATTACTTGCTTAGGGACTATTGATACAGGAACAGGAGTAATATGGACCTTAGAGCTTGTAACAAAGAAGGATAAATACGTGTTGCGTATCTTCTTAATCTTATTGTAAAACTCGCAGTTTGTCGCGTAGTTCGGGTCGTACAATGTGGCGGTATTGGTGTAGTTCACTAATTCTTCTTCAACTTCTCCATATCCTGGAAGCATATTCTCGGAAGGTTCGCCAATCTCGCCTCTTGAATTAGGTATAAGAATTATGCTTTTCTCTTCAATCCCTCTTACCCATTCTGCTGCATTAGTTTTGTCATTATTCAAGAATTGGAAATTCTTATCTATGAAGCCGAAACTTCTAACTCGCCCAAACTCTTTATCTTCGCAGGGGTCGCATACGTGGTCAGGCACATCTTCTGCACAAGTGTTAGGATAATAGCCTATCATAATCATTGAGGCTATTTCGTTGAATTTCATTTTTTTCTTTTTCATGGTTTTATTTTTATTTGTTTAAAATTTATTTACAATCGCATATTTTAAAACAACCCTTTTGGAAGGTTGCTTCTATTTGATAATTTATAGAAAAATACAAATCGTTTTCTGACAAGCAAAATTTAAACCCCTTATATTCCTCATTGAATACTTGAATAGAATTTAAGTTTGTATCAGTAATCGTTACTGACATATTGCTTAACTTCAAATCTTTTATTTTGCTCGAATTTATACTTTCAGGGAAATTTACTTCTATTACTGCGGCTAATTGCTCTTGCGTGATATTCAATGCACTTCTTTTCCCGTAAACTATCATTTTTACAAATGTTCTTGTTCCTCTGTACCCAGCATAATCTTTATTTGGTATAAAATGCTGCGTTCTCATTACCCTATTGTAAACAATTATAGGGTATGTATCATCTACCGTTACTTCAGTTACTTCATTGTTGTTTATTGAAGCAGGAAATACTTCTATCCCTCCGCTATCGTTGGTTCTCGCTACATCATTAGCAATAGCCTCAAACCTCCCGTTTTGGAATCGAACATCGCTTAAAGCTGTTGCCCTAAGTTCGTTTACCACTAATTCAATTTGTTGCTTTAGATAAGGCATTTGTCAATTCAAATTTTGCTACGTCCTTCATTGTTTCAAGTTCATCATCTGTCGGATAATAAATTTTCTTTTTGTATTTTTTATCTTCAAAAAAAATCGCTCGTTCTAACATATCGCTATTCTCCCACCCAAGACCCCAACCTTTTTCTGTTGCTATAAGCGTGAACTCTCTATTTAATTGACCGCTTAAACTTAGATTTACTGTGCCTAATTCATTTCTGCCAATAGCTGTTTTGAACTCTTTATATCCATTTTTGAAATACTTGCTTTTGTGAGGTTTCCCATTTTTAAACTTTGATTTACCTGTTTTGCCAACCGGTTCGCCAAACATCTTAATGCTTCCAATATTAGCAGACATAGACACATACATTGGTTCTGTTGAGTATTCACCTATCAAACTACCATCGCTGGCTTTTCCTTGCTGATGTATTCTTCTCCTCATTGTTGCCATTTGGGTTAATGCTACTGTGCGAACTACATTGCTTACCATTTCGCTTTTGACATTCAAAACAGTTTCTTTCATTACCTTAATGAATGTGCTTGCATCTAATTTTATTCTCATGGCAAATTGGCTTGTAGTGTTACAAGTGCATTGCAAGATATACAACAATCAGAAGTATTTAATTCAATCCCATTCAGTACGGATTCTAATTCTTGAACAAATTGAGCATTGTACTCATCTCTTAGTTCCCTTGCTTTTTTTGCATCAATAGTAGTATATCTATTAAGCCTATCACTATATATCCGTTCATTCATAATTTCTCTCGAAGCCAAATATAGCAATGGTGCGGCAAATAGATTTTTAGTCGCACAAAGTAAAGTGGTGAAGTCGCATTGTATGCTTATATCTGCGCTCAACCCGAAAGTATTATTGGCAAAGCTAAACACATTGCTTCCTTGCGCTATTCTCGCACCATTCACAGATGCAGAATGGTTGCAAATATCAATGCAATCAGAACAGCAATCAGTATAACTGCCGCTTGATATTGTAGAGCTAACACTATCTATTTCGGTGGCATCATGCGCAATAAATATTTTTTTTACACCAGAAAAATTGCCGTCAATACCGATATAATTGAACCCTATTGCACACGTTGTTGTTATTGATTTTAGTTCTATTAAGGAATTATCAGCTAAGACTTCAAACGCTTTAACAGCTACCGTTGCGGTGTTCTTTACATACAATTTGATATTTTGTATTGATATGAATTGGAGTAATGATTTATTCGATAATGTAACAATAATCCCTCTCCATTCGGCAGCGTGTGGTGTTTGGTTGTTGGTAGAATCAATATTTGTTCCAATCTTTTCGGTTTCGCTTACTCTGCTTATCTTATACCGCTTCCTTAATGAATTAACAACAGATGTGTGAAGTAGATTTATACTTCTTCTTTCTATTTGCTTCCACAATTCAAAGAACGTTACTTGCTCTTCATTAGCAATCTTGTCTAATGATTTAATTGAAATTCCTGCAATATCATTCAAGTACAATCCGCTTGAAGGCTCTTGTACTCCACAATATCTAAAACCAATTAAATTAACAAGGCAATCCATTGAGCAATAATTTTTTTAAAAAAGGCGATGAAGCAAATCCCCATCGCCTTCAAACAAATTAAACAATCAGAAACAAAAAAGTTATTCGCAACTTTCGCAGTTGTTAGTAACGTTGTATCTTAACGCTCCGTTTACCCCTGTTAATCGGTCATCGGAAGCATAAGCATCGCTCGGAATTTGGAATAAGCCTACACGCTTGCTTATATACACTCCATACCCTCTATCATACGTATTCTCTTCCCCGTACGAATTGAATAATGGTGTAGGGCAATCAAGCTCTTTAACTTGCACATCGAATGTCATTTCGGTTTGTGTTGCGCCTGTACTAACCGGTAATGATATTTGAGCGAACCATGAGTTGCCAAGTTTGCCACTTTGGAAAGCAACATACTTTTGAAAATCCACCAAGTGAATTGTGCCAGGAGCAAATACTCCTATTTGGTTTGCGCCCCAAGAAGATTGGCTCTTAATGTCGGGATAAAATTTGTACCCCGTAAATTTAGCCATATCTATTCCGTTTTGAGCAGCGAACATCGCGTTTTGCAGTCGCGTTAATTCGTGGGCGTTCATAATACCACCTCCAACGATTAACAACTGTCCATTGAACTCGTTTTGAAAGGCATCGTTGAACAACATAGGGAAGCCGCTATCCAACACGTATTTTGTATTATCTTTGCCAATATTCAATGTTTTTGCCGCGTTGTTGCCTGTGGTTACGTTCGTACCCCAAGTTACGGCAGTTAGCAACTTGGTGTTAATAGCCATAACAATAGAGTTAGCCGCGTGTGCAATAGTGTCTGTAATTTCCTTTATTACCGGAGTTGAAGGAATACCTAATGCTTGCTTTTGAGAAGCCTCTTCCATATACTTCGATACTGTATCGAGAGATATATGAAACCCTGTTTTTACGAACTTGTCTGCACTTAGAGATGCTTCTTTGTAAGCAGGAACAAAGTCTATATCACAATTATCGTTCTCGAATACAGTCGCTTCTGTATTACGAACTTTGTATTTTACTTTCACGTCCTTTTGATGCCCTTGTGCATTTGTTAATCGCAAGTCTGCAATATCTGAATTTTCCAAAAGCATTGCTGTGAACCCAGCAGGAGTTAATTTGAATCCGGGATAATTTTGTCCGGCAATAGTAATTAAAGATTTTAATAAATAAGGTGCAAAACCGTTAGCCATATTTTTTTTAATTAAAAGAAGCTGTTAGAGCCTCAAGGTGTTTTTGGTTTGCCGCAGCTACATTCTCATTGCCTTGTTGAGCAGGGATAGTAACTATTGGCTGATTGCCCTGTGAGCCGTTTGGCTTCGGGTCAGAAACTTTCAATAGTTTGTTTGCGGACAAAACATTATCTACAAACAAATCAAAATTTACGGGCTTATTAGCCTCCATATATTCGAGTTCAGTATTATCTGAACGAACCAATTTAATTGCGTTATCGCTTCGCACTATCTTTGCGCCTTTGCTTTGCAATTCAGCATTAAGCAAATTCAATGCAGTTAAGGCGTTCACGCTTTTTGGTAATGTATCTAAAGCATAATTTTTGCTTTCTAAAATAGCATTAACAGCGTAATTGAGTATGCTGTTTTCAGAGCTTTCTTTTAGTTTTAAAAGTTCTGATTTATACGCCTCATCGGAAGCTGCCTTGTCTGAATTTAATCGCTTAATCTCATCTAACAATTTTTGTTTTTCAACGTCTGATTGTTTTGTTTTTTCCCCCGACTTTTCTAATAGTTTTGGAATTATAGTTTCGAGTTTTTTGTATGTACTTTTTTCGTTTGCGAAAAGTGTTTTTAAATCATCAAATTGATGTTCATCTACAATAGTAGAAATTATTTTTTCGATAGGAGTTAATACTCTCTTCGTGATGTCTGAATTAAGCGCAGGGTGATTCCTTGCTCCTGCTAAGTCCATTAAGTTATTGTCAATCGCAGCTTTTATTTCATCAAAAAGCGTGTCTTCAATATCCGTTTGCACGGATAATAAATTTGCGAATTTAGCATCTTTCAAGTCAAGTCCTGCTTTATTAATAACTTCCTTTAAGATGTCATTTAATTTTTTAGCCATGCAACAAAAATAAAACGATTATTCAATAAGTTATTTGTGCAAGTATTGTTTTTGCTATATTTGCAAGCATGGAGGAACAAAAATCAGAGAACAAAAGAGGTAAAGTTATATTCTATGATAGAGTACCGCAAGACGTATTCGTTAAGATACAGCAAACAATTTTTGAGATAAAAACCAAAACAAAAAGAGGCAAGGTATCTATGAGCGAAGCAATAACTAAGTTAATCAGAAAAGCATGAATTTATCATTTAAAACATACATAATCAGCTTGCTTCATCGAGCAGATAGGCGTGCGAGTGTTGTTGCTTCATTGCATAAGCAAGGCATATTCAATTATTCTTTTTTATCCGGTTATCCCAATAACGATATTGAGCTGAAAAACGAAAAACAATCATGGCTTAAAAGCGGTCAAATAGGCTTCAATGTGGCTTACTATATGGCATTGGCTACTATTGCATTGAACCATTCAAAAGATGAATATGTATTGCTATTAGAAGACGATGCTGTATTGTGCGATAATTTCAAGCATAAGGTATCTGATATATTGCAATGCGATTTCGATATGTGTTATTTGTTTTTTGCGGAATGCAAAGAAAGAGGCGATATTATTAAGTCGTTTAATGGGTTTGATTTGATTTCGGTAAATTATCCTGTATGCACTACCGGAATAATTTACAAAGTTTCAGCAATAAAAAAGGTTCTTGAATTTTTAATACCAATGAATACTGTGTATGACAACCAAATAGGGCTAAGAATAAACGAGATTAACGCTTGTGGTTGTATGCCTCATTTAGTTCACCTAAATGGGAGTAATAGCGATATAATGCTTAGTAGTTAGCAATGCCGTTTATATGCCGTATTTTATTTTCCCTATACACTTTTTCTCGTATCTTAATCGGTACAGCTATTTCTGATATTGGTAATAATTGGTGTCCGCAATTATAGCCGCCTCTGTACACATGGAACGTTTCTGCATTTGTTCCGTTAATCATTCCTGCCGGTAGGTTGGTTTTGCTATTTATTGCTCCATCTAATTTTTTAAATTCCTCAAAATCGCCATTAACTACTTTAGGAAATTCAGATACATGAATGTATTCTTTCGCTACACACGCTTCGCAGAACGTCCGAGATGTTTCAATTAACGCTCCATCATATACGAACCATTTTAGACCTAAGTCATTACTAACAGCGTTCACGTATTGCGCGTTGTATTGATTTAGCGCATCTGTCGTAATTTGCTTTGCATATTTCACGAACAGCCCCTCTCCTGTCTTAGTATCTGTTAATGCCTTGCGCACTTGTTTCAAAAGCGAACTGTAATTAGCTCCTGTTGTGATGTTCACTTTCAACACATCATTAACAACCTTACTAACTTTTGCTGTCATTCCTGCGCCTGTAAGAGTTTCTATTGTGTCTATTTTGGCTTGTTTCCGTATTTCATCATACAATTTTTTTGGCTCAAATTTCTTTTCAAGTTGTTTGAAATATTTATTCTGCAACTTAGTAAGTTTGTCGAAAGAGGATATAAATATAGTAACAGACTTCAAATATTCTGCATCTCTGAATAGCGTTTGTATTTTGTTTTTGATTTTTGCAATTAGCCTTATATTGGCAACAGATACTTTTACACTTCCACTTTTGTTTGCTTCAATGTCCTTCAATAATAATTCAATTTCAGCCACGAGTTTATTTTGAACATTTGGCATCATTTTATTGAATCCCGAAATTGCTCTTTCAATTTCTGTTACAATGTCTTTGGTTGTGATATTAGCCATTGTTATTGAATATCTTCATTACCTATTGTTATGCTTGATGTTTCTTTGTTTTCATTTTTCACTTCTTCCGCGTACTCGTTCAATATTTCGAGTTGTTTTTCTCTCGGAAATAAATAAAAATCATCATGCTGTTCTTTAGCCTTGCGAATGAAATAAGGCATCTTGCTACTTATTATATAGTCGTTATCTGTTACACCTCCCATTTGTTTTATCATGGCTTTTTCATCTTCGGTCTTACATGGCATAGGGTCTAATTGCAATGAGGCTGTAAGCATATCTCTAATATCCGTTTGAGCGTAAAATTTCTTTCCAACATACTCAATTAACATTGATTGCAATATCACAGGGTTTAGTTTCTCATTAGTTGCTTTCGTTACCTCATCGAACAAATAACTTAATGATAGTACATCGAAGCGTTCAGGAACATTTATGAACGGGAGCATTTTGTTTCTTTCACTTTGCAAAGGCTCTACTATCGAATATCGCATATCGCAGATAATTGAATAAATATTATCCATAATATACACAATATCTTCTGCTATTGCATGAACGAAATTATTTAATTCATCTCTATCCACTTCTTTAGCCCTGCCGCTTTGGGTTAATTTTTCCTGCATCAAGAATTGCATATTAACTGCCGCCAAAGCCTTGTACGCATTTGCTTCTATGAACTCCGATTGCATCTTAACTATCTCTATCGGTTTGGATATGTAGCCCTTTGGAGGAATAGGTGCTTGCTGCTCTCCCATGTTTATGTTTGCGCCCCTAACTACCATTTTTTTGTATGGGCTTGCATTGGCAATAATACCAGTTCCGTTACATTTCCCACAAACAACAGTTTTCCCATTATTATTTACTTTCCCGGTGCAAATACCGGCTTCTGCATCGAAGCAATTATCGCATGGTTGTGTTGCGTACTCCCACGCTTCGGGATATAGGTGCGTAACTACTGCGGCATCTAAGTCGCTATCTTGCCTAACAACCTTATTCAATCTCGGAACTATTGCGTTTATACGGCTCTCATATATTGCATATTTATCGAATGAATCGAAAAACAATCCAGTACTTCTTACGATAGGCAACCTACCTAAGTTGTGCTTGTACTCACTTACTAATGAATAGCTTTTTTCGCTTCGCTCCCAACGTGCAATAGTCGTTTTATCTACAACAAAAAAGACTTCTCCATCATACCTGTAACTATTCCCATATTTATATGAACTTTTTTCTTTGCTTTTTAATACTGCAAATTCGGAATTTAATTCAAATATTTGATTCGAGTTGAATACAATCGGGTACGGCTTAATGTATTCATTCGCTGCTTCTATTGCCTCAATAGGCGATAGAAGCATACAGCAATTACTATCAATCAGATAGTTTTTTAATAATACCGAAAACACCCAATTAGTAGCACTCGAATAATAAGGGAAATTGCTTTCGCAATATTTTTCGAGCGTTTCTTGTTCTGATATTTTTGCATTTTTGGGAGAGTTGTATTTTATATTCCAATCGGAAGCCCTTCTTATCTTGCTTAGGACATTGATTATTTGCCGCACGTATTCCATAGTAACAGGCTCGAAAATCTTTAACCTATAATCTCGAATTTCTTTCGTTTCCGAAGGTCTGTAATCACTTAATAGTTTTTCAGGTTTTTCGCCATTGGCGTGTAATTTAAGCGCATCATATAGCTCTACTGTCTTATCATACGCTGAATGTTTTTTTGCGCCTCTGAAATAAGGCTCTAAGATGTTAATGTCTATCATATTGATGTTCTATTTGTTGCCCATCTTTTTTTGGGCGAAATTTGAAAGTGATAAGGAATTGAAAGTGATTTTAATTGATGCTTTATGATGCTATGATATATGGTTAAATCTTTTGATGTAATGTTTATGCCTCCAATGCTAGTGCCTATATAGTTCTTAATTACATCAGTCCATATTATGTTCTTATCCATTAAGCTCCACCACAATAGTATATCTAAGTCTTTTATTGGCGAAAGTCCTTGTTTTGCCATTGCAATATTAAAGGCAAATTCATCGGGCAAATCGCCTGCAAATTCTACGCTGCTTTTTATTTTAGGATTTTCAAATATTTCTTTAGCAAGGTCAAATACAGCCTTAGCTTCATCGCATTTCCTGAAATAAATAAACTCGCTGCTCAACTGATATATTTTACCGCTCAACCCATAAGCGGTTATAGCATCTTCAACATTGAACCAATGTGTATAATTGCCTGTTAGTTTTTTATTGTTACAGTCGTAAAATCCTCTGCTCTGAAACGATATAGGAACTGTTTTAACTCTATCAAAAATAGCGTTCAAATCTTTGCCTCCAAACAAAATCAAATCAACGTCTAATACTATTGTTTCATCGAATGGCGACAAATCGTACAAGTACGTTTTTACCTTGAAATAGTTGCGTTTCCCGTTCTTAGTCATGTATTCGTCAGGGCAAACGCTTAATGATGTAAATAAGGCTTTGTGTGCATCGGTTAAGTGGCTTATTGAACTTTCTGAATAGACTAAGTGTATTGGCAATTTGGCATCATTGTATCTTATTGATATTGCTACATTCGCTGCCATCTTACCATACATACTATCTCCGAGCGCAACAAGTAAAATGCCTCTTGTTAATGGTTTAACTTCTTCCTGATACTGTTCTTGTATAGATTCAAGTTTTTGCGTTCCTTTCTTCCTGCCTGCTCCTTCTCGCTTGCCGCCTCTGTTTGTTTTTTGTGCCATTATTTGCAATTAGTATTTAACAAATATAATGGATATTTATTTAATACTTTCGTAGTTGCTTTCGCTCTTTGCATTGGCTTTTGTTTTATTTTTTCCCATGCTATATCGTAGCTTTCTTTGCATATAAAATCTACACTTTCTTTCAGCCTGAAATAATCGTTAAATATTTGTAGGTCATCGCTTCCTAACATTACCTTCATACACTTATGCAGCCTCGAATCCATGTAGTCGGTTTCAAGGGTAAACTCTTCATCTACACGCTCGTACAGCTTAATGTTTGTTCCATCTGATTTTTTATAACTTTTTTCTTCCGAAGGCAAATTGGGGGAATGAAGATAAAACGGCAAATATCCATAATTTTTAAACGAAGCCGTAACGCCATTTCTTGGGTCTCCAACAAATACATTATATAAGAACCCATAAGAATTTTCATTGCAGCTATAAGAAAAATAGCTATGATAGCAATTATCCGGTTCTACCTTCACGAAGCAATTAGTACATGATATTACTCGCCTTTGAAGGACTACATCATCTGTATCTTCTGCGATAATATCTTCCCAAATTGACAAGCGAAAACACTCCCCAACTGCTATGGGTGTAATTTGTTCGGGCTGCCATTCGCCCTCTTCAAATTCAGAATAGACAATTTGCACAAATGGGTTTGGCACGTTGTTTAGATTAAGTACACCCTTAATTACTTGACCATTAGGCATTGTGATAGGGTGCATACTTAGGTCTATGAAGGTTAATTCGTTGCCGCCATATCTTAAAGTTGTTGGTATATCGCCTCCGCATTGGTTATGGTCTATTATCCCAACGTAATATCGTCTGTAATTAGCATCGTCAGGATTAGGCATATCACCATATTCAGTTATGAACACTTGAAACCTCCAATCGCTTAAATATGCCATAGGTAGGCATTCAGGTTCAAATCCACAAGTAACCATAAGTGCTTCTGAACTCATACCACCAACAACAAATGAGCTATGAGGATATGCTAATTTAGTATTTGCCATGTTAGTTTTGTTTTTTTAATTTCAACTCAAAAGTGGTTAAGCCTCCTACAGGCTCGTATTCCATATTCATTACCCAGCCGTGCATTGTTTTAGTGCCACAGGTAACAGCAATCAATCCGTAAGGGTTTGACATTAACGTCCTAAATTGTTCGCGCGTTAGCGGGTAATCAAATGTTATGGTTTCGTTCTGTGCAATTGCCCAAGTATCGTTAATTGATGCAAACACATCTTCGTTTATTGTTTCATTTTCTGAAAGCAAAGCATCTGTTTCTACAACGCAAGTTTTATCCGTAATGTTTGTGGCGGCTGTAATGTTGCCGCTGCCATCGGTAAAGTAAAGGCTTTCATCGGTTGTGCGCACAAGGCTTTCGCGTATTGAAGGATAGTGCCTAAGAAGGTTTCTAACAGGTGTTAATCGCAGGTTGTATTCCGTTTCGGGCACAGCAACTCCAACGGCTGTAACACCATCTACCAATCCGTATTCTTCTGTTGCACATATAGGATGTGTGATGTTCTGAATGCAGAAGTCTGCACCTTCGGTAATCAATGACCCTGCAATATCAACTTTTAAAGTAGTGATTATGTCTCCATCAATGCCTATCGTTACAGAAACGCCCGAAAGTGTGTACGTGCCGTCATTGCTCGTTGAACCTGAAATAACTATTTCATCGCCAATATGGAATATATTATCTAACCTTATGATTTCCCATGCTATCGAAATATATTTTCCGGCAAATGAACCATGCACACAGAATTTATTCTCCACACATACAATGAATGTATCGTTATCATAACGCCAATCGCGGCTGTCCATTTGAAATCTTCTGCGCGTTACTTCTATCGCGTTGTACGATGCGATAAACTTTGTTTCAGCCTCATATTTACCTCTACTCGAAGATACGTTAGTTTTATATTCTCGCTTTGCGAAAAGGTCGTAAAGCCCGTTCACTTCTTCGGCTTCCCATTTGGCATAGCCTATTGCAATATCGTTCACAAAGTTGTCGTTCACTTTGTGTTTTATTTCGCGCGGCAATTCCAACGTAAATAACACATCATCTTGGTAGAAGTGCTTGTACGGCTCTACTCTTATCACACTGCTTCCTACTCTGTGGCTATCTGCTTCTATCCCTATTCCAATGTTGTGAATTGCTTTCATTGCTTCAAACAGTTCTTTGAATGAAAGTTTCAAGCTCGGCACTTCGCCATTGGTTAATCGAACATCGCGAATTAAAAGTCCATTAGTAAGCACCTCCAACGCTCCACACCCATTTTGGTCAGACGTGTATGGCTGTGCATTTGTTCTGCCGAAATAATCGCTATACACACGCAGACAATCGTTTGTATAACTCTCTGCTATCCTCGAGAATGTTTCGTTAATTAAATAACTTTTTGCTATTGATTTATTGCATAAAGATTTTCCTTTAATACGAAAGAACGCGCCATCGTGAATGAATAGAGATACCGTGCCAACAGGAGATGAAGGGAATGGATAATCGATATATGTGGCAAATTCTGCCGTGAACCAAATTTTCTCGCCAGGTAACAAAGTTACCGTTATATCTGTTCCGTAGAACTCTTGCTCTTTAATGTAGGTATCGGTACTTCCTTTCGAGTAAGTGTGAGTGTACGATGGAGTTATGCTTACTGCGCTATTATAATCAGTTCCTTTAATTACGTTTAATCTAAATACTCCATTGGTGATACTGCCGCCAAGCGCATTTGTGAATTTGGCTTTTACATAGAATGATACCGTAACCTCTGCCAAACATTGTAGCAGATTATTATCGTCATATTCATACACTGGCGCAGGTCTTGCATCATATCCGGAATAAACAGGGTAAACGGTTGCTTTAGTGTTATTTACCGTATTAAATTCATTGAAAGTTTTGGTTAAATTAAACTCTACGTCTGCCATCATAGATGCGCTCCCATTTGGGGCGATTCCGGAAAATGCAGGAAGCAAATCAATATCATAATCGGTTGAATAATCAGCTTCTCCTAAGTAGTTTATAGCTTTAGATTTAAGAACTGTTTGACAACCTATGCCACCATAATCTGCAAGCAAATTGATATAAGCACACACCGAAATGGTGAATGATGTTTCGCTTTCAAAGTCTTCATCTGTTACACTTTCATTTACCACAAAGGTGTATTTGCCGTTTGTGTCTATGAACGTTTTTTTAATTGTGAACGTACCATTGTTTGAAGTTGTTCCCCCAATAGTTATACTGCTTTTGGTATTAAATTCTCCAAATATGTTGTCCACCTTTATTACTTTGGTAGAGGCTACAAATGTGCCAAACGTAAAGCTGTATGCCGTTGCTTCACAGGCTTTGTTATCAGCGCTTACACGGCTGTCTAAATTTACTTTTTGTTCATATCTGTTTCTGAATTGCATTAAACAATTTTCATTCTCCAGTCCGATATTTGTATAGCAATCTTCGCCACACACAAATGTTGCTTTGTCAAATGCAAACTTGGCGGTGTACAGGTGTTCGTAATCTTCTCCTTCTTCACAGTTATACTCAATCTTTAGCGTTACAACAGCATCAATGCCATAGTTTAAGTATGCCGCGCTCAATATTTGGTGTGCATCTCCGTAAAAACGAAAACTATCTAAATCACCATCGAAGAAATTAAAGAATCCGTGCCAATCTTTATCTCTTTTCAATCTAATTTTAATGCCGTCCCAGCCTACAGGTTCATCAATAACCGTGTTTACAGGTGGGTCATAAGTATTGTCTATTATTGTAAATCTAAACATTTGATTATTTTTGCATTAAATTTGAATTATGAAAAAAATAACATTTACTTTTTTTGCCGTTGTTGTGTTTGCCGCTTTTGCCAGTTCCTGCAAAAAGGAAACTGAAACTTGTTTCGTTTGCGAAAAAGGACAACTGGCGAAACAAAAGTTTTGTTTTGAAACCAAAGACAAAACTATGAGAGATATGGTTTCCGATAAGACCTTTCAAATGCAGTATTGCGGTCATTAGGCTGTATATTTAGAATTTAAAATTTGGCGTTTCACATTGTGCTGCATGGTGTGAATTTGCAGCCCGTTTTTATCTACATTCATCACTACTTTAGGGTGCTTAGCGATGTTGTCGCTAATCGCTTGTCCAAGTAAGTCATAATCAATAGCCGGCACGGCATATCCAATAGCATTATCGCTTTTTTCATTTTTTATTTCTCGAACATTCGGCATTGTTGGAATATTGTATGCCGCTAATATCTTAGCCGTATCAGAACTTGTAATAACTTTTTTGCCGCCATTGTCGTAAATCAATTCCGGTCCTTCTTCACCAACCAACTTAAAACCATGTGGCGTTACTTTACTTCCTTTCGTTCCTTTGGCAAATGCAGGAGGTTGTTTGCCAAATATCAAGCCTGCTTGTATAGCCGCCAATCCCATCGCTATTCCTCCGGTTATCAATCCTGCAGGATAACCTTGCTGTGCCAAGCTCATTGTAAATGATAACAGTCCGTTAATTAGCGCCTGTTCTCCCTTCGCTTGCTGGTCTGCTTTCCACGCTTGCAGCTTTGCTTCCGCTTCTTTCTTTCTATATTTCTCGTTGATAGCAGCTTCGCGTTCTTTTAGTTGTTCACTATTGATTAGTCCTAATTCATTAGCCTCTTTCAACTTGTCAATTTCGTGTTGCTTTTCTTCATCAATTTTTTCAAGCGTTGCAGAAAGCTGCGCGGCTCTTGCTTCTGACTGCTGTGCAAACATTTCATCGCTCACCATGCCAACGGCTGTAATCATAGCGTTAGCAACTTGCTTGAACGCTTCGTCATCAAACTTTGGCTTAATGTTTACAGGAACTTCGGGAACGCGCCTCATGTCGCCTGTGCCTTCAAGCACTAACGCGTTTAATTCTTCTAACTTCTTGCGAATGTCCTCTTTAGAAAACCCAACAGAAAGGGCTATTGTTGCTTTTTGCTCGTTCCCTAATCCTTCTATTCCGAAAATATCTTCGAGGCTCTGTTTTTTAGTGCCTAACTTATCGATTTTAAAGAAGTCTTGTTCTGCTTTCCTTGTTTTACGCAAATATTCAATGTATATTTTCGTTTTTTCTGATGCCGTTAAATTCGCATTGTCTATCTCTTGCTTGTATTCTACTTTTATCTTAGCAAGAATTGCATCTAATTGTTTTTTACTCCCGTCTGCTGCAATAAGCACAGCCGTTTCAGCTTTTGCCATTTCGCTTCTCTTCGCTATTTCCTTTTCTTTTTCTGCCCGTTCTGCCGCTAATATCAATTTCTTATTTTCCAATTCTTCGCTCTTTGCGGCAAGCTCTTCAATCATACTCAACTGCCCCTCGTATAGCGTTATTCTCGATTGCGCTTCTTTCTTAGCGGATTCTTCCCCATTGTCTATCGCTTCATAATACGCATCATAAGCAGCCGTCAATCGTTGCCTTATTTCACTTTCAATTCCTAATGATTTTCTTTTTACATCAATGGCTCTTCCTTCTTGTTCAAGAGCTTTCTCTCTCATATCGAATATTTGCAGTTCGTTCTTTTTTTGAATTTCTGCAATGCGAATTTGAGTTTCATTTATATCATTTAGATGCTTGTAGAACTTATCCACGTTGGATATATTATCTTGAATCCCTTTCAACCGTAAGGCATATAGTTCGCTTTCAATTTCCGATATTTCTTTCTGCTTGTCCGCATATTTGCTCCATAAGCCAACAAGCATTGCAACCGCACTAACTATAAGTAATACGGGCGAAACCTTCATGGCGTTGTTTAACAGCGTTTGGGCGGCTGTTGCGCTTCTTGTTGCTGATGTCTGTAATACTTGTGCTGCTGTAAGCCTCCCAGTAGCTAACAAATATGCATTTTTAATTCCGGCACCTAATTTTTCAATGCCGTTATTGATTAACAGTTGTGCTGTGCTTTGCTTTTGAACTAAGTTCTGAAACTGCTGCAATGCCGTTACTAATGCTGTTGCAGATTGAACTTTAAGAAGCGTTTTTTGAAAATCTTCTGATTGCTCACCAAACAATCCTTGTATGCCTTGTGCTGCGGAATATGCTGCGGCAACCCCTCCAAGCACCTCAATAGTTCCATCTAATGCAAACGTATCACTCGCCATTGCTCTGATTCTTGCTGCCGTATCGCCTATTTGGTCTTCTAATTCAGCAGCACGTAACGCCATTTCCTGGAATTGCTGAGAACCATCTTGTCCCGCTTCTTCCATTGCCGCAAGTTCTGTTTTGAGTATTCTTAATTCTGTTTTAAGGCTTTTCGTTTTGCCTTCCACCTCAAATACTTTTGCACCAAACTCTTTAAATTCTGCCGTTGCTTGCTCCGCTTCAATGGCAACCTGCTCCATCGCTCCTTTGCTAATAACTTGCGATAATTTTTGAAACCGCTCTAAGGTCTTTTTTATTTCATTTTCAGTTTTCCCTTGCGCACTACCTAACTCCCGAACTGTTTTTTCAATTCGCTGCATCGTTTCTATGTATTTAGCGTTTTCTGTGTTTGCTTTTTTAAACGCTTGTTGCGCGGCTTCCCCTACGCCTTTTATCTCATTCTCAATCGCTTCTTCCCCTACTACTTGCGGTACTATTTCTAATATTACTTGTTCTGCCATCGTGGTTAATGTCTTTCAATTCTTTTCTTTTCCTTGCTATTGTTTCGTTCAATAGAAACAAATAGTCATATATACTCATAGAACTTACGCTAATCTCTGCTTGAATGTTTCCTCCCAAAACAAGTTCTCTGAACGTTTCAATAATTCCTCTTTCCGGTTCTCCGACAGATTCGTACAAATATTTTCCAAATGCTGCTCGTTTGCCATCTTCTGAACCTGCGAATAACTCTCCACATTCACGTCTAATTCTTTTAAAAAAGGTATCAATCTCGCTATTGGCTCGCGCAAAAAAAAAGCCCCTGCTTCCTCGTGCCGCTTCCAATGCTTGATTTTTTTTTGGCAATATTTCCAATCGTAATCTTCCGGATTTTCATTTTTATCGAAAAAACGAATTGAAGCGAGTTTGTAAACCAAATCTTCATCGAATATCCATGTAAGCCGTTCTTTTAATTGTGCGTTTAATTTTTTTACCTCGAACAAAATATTCAAGGACGAGCCTCCTTTATTCAGTATTTTTTCTGTGGCTTCTGTGTGTGCAATTAAGTAGTTAAGGTCGCACTTCATTAGCAATTCATTATACACGCTAACACTTTTCAGTCCTCTCTTATACGGCATATTAGCAACGTCTGTATGCTGGTAATAATAAATGCCCCCAACAGAAAATGCAAATTCAATAACTTGCTTAGACCCCTTAAACTCTACCTTTTTTTTAAAAATTTTATTCAGAAGTTTCATTTTTTTTTTTGTTTAGTTCGTCAATCAAAGAAGGCAGACCGCTTATAGTGCCGTTTTTAAATTTCCCATTTTCGGTAAATACATATAAATTCATGTTAGGAAAAGCTGTAAGCGTATCATTGCCACGCCTGAAACTATGTTTATTGCCGCCACAAGTTCCGCATGAACCTACATAAGTCCACCCTAACATTTCCAAATCAGTTCTCCAACTCATTGAATAAATTTTTAATTAGTGAAGCAAATAACGTATTTAACCCACACACAACAAAGATACAAGGAACAAGCATAAACCAATTAGCGCGCATTAAAACGCACCAAAATATAATTGTATAAATACTGCTCATGCAAGGCAGACATTCAAATATAGGCTTTCTTACAAATTCTGAAACGTGAATAGTTAAGTACCTTGCTAATGGAATTAAAATCATACCTTGCCCATTTGTGGCAGTAAATAACCCCACACAAAATAAAGAAACAAAAAAGCAAAATAACAATAACTCACTCATTGCAGCATGGGATTGTTTGATTTTCTAATGTGCCGTTTTCGCAATCCAATATGATACAATCGTATTCAGTTCCGCACAATGTAAGCGCCTGAATATCGCACATATTATTTTTCAAAACTTCAATTCTAAATGACCCACTATAAGGAGTAAATAAACCATTCAAGTGGTCGCTTGTGAATATTGTAAACTCTCCGTCTGTATTGGTTGTTACATCATGGTAATATCTGTTGTTGAACTTGTCGCAAATTCGATAGGTGTAAATAGTATTTGGTTCAAGATGCGCTTTAATTGTTATGCTTGTAGTGCAAGCTGCTAAAGTAGCTGTGAAGCAATTCACGCAATCGTTAATCAATGCCATGCCAATAATTTTGTTCAAAAATAATTATTAAAACTATATCCTTTTAAGGAAAAATGATAAAAATGTATTGCAAAAATAGCGAAAAGTATCTAAAGCATCTGCTTGCTTAGTTAAGTCGCTTCTGTCGGTCTTATCAATACTCCCATCAGGCAACATTTTCACATTTTGTAAATCAAATATTAACCCTTCTGCAAGTTCTTCATGTATTTCAATATCGTAATGCGACAACAACGAATTGACTAATACTTGGTTATCTTCTAATCGAGGGTTCGCAGCAGCTACTTTTATTTGCTGTAAAGTTACGCCTAATTGCTTCTGTATTATCGTATAATAGTTTATGTTATCTCGTACTAATGCCGAGCCTGCTTTCCCGGTTGCATCTCCTGTTATCATATAAGTGCAATTAGGGTACAATGTTTTAATATGCGTACATAAAGCATAAATATCGCTATTTGATAATTTAATAGTCCTAAGCACTCTTACCTTATTATCATACCATTGAATAACAGAGCAGCAAATTGGATTTTTATTAAAATCAAAGGATAAATAAACTATTTGATTGCGATTTAGTTCTGGTTTCCCTAAGTGCTTTGACTTGTCAAAAGCAAAAGCCCAAAGGCTATTCTTATCGGTGAAATCGCTCCAATCTCCTTCTATGAATTGCTGCCGGTATCTGTCTGCCATATTATTCCATGCCGTCCATTGGTCATCTGTAACGAATGGATTGTCTTTAGGGAGCGCAGGCTTATAGTAGAATGGTTCTTTAAGTTCGCCCTTCATATATGGCACATGGAATAGTTCTTTGCTAAACCCTTGATTTGGGTTGAATGTTGTGAATATGTACGCAGGTGGCATTGGGTCAATGTATAGTGAACCTGAACGCTGCAATGCCATTTCCCACATCTTCTTGGATAGTTCTTCCATTTGTTCCAAAAATAGTCCGTTACATTCAAGCCCTAAAAACGCATTAAGGTCGGGGTCTATTGCGATACTTTCAGGTATAAATAATAATTCGCTACCGTTGTTGTACTTGAATGTAATCGGAACAGAGTTGTTCCATGTGCCATAATGCGGAGTGTCTATTAGTTTTTTGAATGAAGGGATTGTGGTTTTTTTCAAGTCGGGTAAAGAGGCTCTTACAATAACCCATTTTGATTTTGGGAATTTTAAGCATAATTGATGTAATATGAATAATACTACATAAGACTTCCCTCCGCGTATTGCCCCACCATAAGCAAAATATCTGTACCATTTCGGGTTTAATGCGTTACAAAGAAATTCAATTTGCTTTGGGTTTGATTTTTCTCCGGCTATACAAAAGTCTGTATGTGGTACGCGCATTGATGTTATTGTAATATCTCTATCTTGCTTCCATCGAAGTTAATTATTGCGGCTGGCGGCAACTCCTTAATAGCCACATCTTGTTTTATCGCGGCATAAGAACCGTCCATCTTAGACAATTCAGCATGAAGCATCTGTATCTCTTTAGGCGATAACTTCCTTTTATATTTTCTTGCTCTTCCACTAATGATGTTCATCACAACCTCTTCATGTTCTCCTTTATACAGTAATTCTTGAATGTCTAACATTCTTTGCTCTTTGCTTTTCAATCCCTTTTCTGCATCTTCTTTAGCTTTGGTTACAGTAGCGGACGTTACTTCTTTCCTTCTAATAGCCGCCCATTCGTGATAATATATATCGTATAGCTGTAATGAACGTTGCTTGGCTATTGAGTATGTAGTTCGTATGTGTTCATAGAAGTTCGATTTTGAACTCGAATGCGAACTTTCTTTATTTAACTCATTGAATAACAACTCTCTAAATAGTTCGGAAGTGATACGAGGTTTTGCCATACGGCAAAAATAGTAAATAAAAACTATTCAATTCTTTCAATTCTTTTTTCAAATAGTTCCCCTTTAATGTAAAGGTCGTGCTTGTTTTTCTTCGTTGCTTTGTTAAAAGACAATTTAGTAAAATAAATATTTATTTAGGTTAGACATGGCTGTAATTGTTGCTGTGTAATGGTTTCGGCATATTTGATTAAAAATAATGAAAAACTAAATATGTTAAAAATGCAACATAGTATTTTTATTTTCGTTTTTATTTTTACTTTTGCATTGTCATTTTTAAAACAATTAAAACAAAAGAAATGAAATGAAAACATTAAAATTAACACACGAAGAACTAAGCCTACTGCTAAGAGCATTGGGTATTGCCGAACAACAAGCGGCCTAAATACGCAAAAAGTATATTGATGCGCTTGTTAATGTACGAGGCGTTGAGATTTAACTGAAACGGCAAAAGAAACAGACAACCTATTTGAGCTTGAAACGAAATTTGCCGATTTACTAATTGACATAAAAAAAGGAGGTAAAGATGTTTAATTCAGAATTTTATCCAACGCCAAGAAATGTTATAGACCAAATGCAATTAGATTGCACTGGCAAAATTTGTCTTGAACCACAAGCCGGGAAAGGCGACATTGTGGACTACTTGAAAGAGTATGGAGCAGCAGAAGTATTGGCTTGTGAGCTTAACGATGATTTGCGAACAATAGTAGCTAATAAGGCTACTGTAATAGGTAGCGATTTTTTAAGTGTTACAAGCGAACAAATAAGCCACGTACAACTTATAGTAATGAACCCACCTTTTAGCAATGCAGATAAACATATATTACACGCTTGGAATATTGCACCGGAAGGATGCGAAATTGTAAGCCTTTGTAATTGGGAAACGGTTAATAACAGGTATTACAGGAGTAGGGGCGAATTAGGGGAACTTATTGAAAATTACGGGGCATCTGAAAATTTGGGCGATTGTTTTACTAATGCAGAACGAAAAACAGGCGTTGAGGTTGGGCTTGTAAGACTATTCAAGCCGATTGTGAGCGAAGATTTTAATTGGGATGGCTTCTATTATACCGATGATGATTTAGGCAGTAATGCGAGCGGAGTAATGCCCTATAATCGTATTCGTTCAATAGTTAATACTTATGTTGGAGCTGTAAAATGCTGGGACAAGTTTGAAGAGGCAGCACAAGAACTTTCAACGCTTGCAAAAGGAGTGAATTTTGGCGATGGATTTTCATTTAAAATTAGCTACTCAAACGAAGTAAAAACAAAAATTGAGTTTTCAAAAGCCTTGCAAATTAGATGCTGGAATTTGGTATTTGAAGAGATGAATGTGCAAAAGTACGTTACAAGAGGAGTAAGAGAAGATTTAAACAAATTCATTCAATCAAGACATCATTACCCGTTCACTATGAGGAATGTGTACAAAATGATTGAAATAATATTTGGAACAAGAGAACATACAATGAACAGGGCAATTTGTGAAGCTGTTGAAAATTATACAAAACACACGCACGAAAACAGATATAGTGTTGAGGGTTGGAAAACAAACGAAAGCCATTTGTTGGCGCAAAAATTCATAGTGCCTTATATGGTGAATTATGAAGATTGGTATTCCGGCTGTAAATTCATATTGAATTATGGAAGATACCAAGATGACTTATTGGACTTAATTAAGGCTATATGCTATATTCAGGGCTACAACTATGACACAATGCCGACACCTATTAAAACTTTTAATGATTTTAAAAATGCTAATAGGCTTGAAACAAATAGGTGGTATGAGAGCGGATTATTCAATTTTAAATTCTTTAAAAAGGGAACTATGCACTTAGAGTTTGTACATGATAAGGACTGGGAAGCATTAAACCGTGCTTACGCAAAAATAAAAGGAATGGTATTGCCTGAAACATTGAAAGAAAAAAAGCAAAAACAAGAACAAAATATGTACTCTTTTTAATTTCTACTATTGTAGATAAGCCGGCTAAGGGGAGTTAATCACTCCCCTTTTTTTGTTTTCACATTATTTTCTTTTATCTGCCCCAAGTAAAATTATACAGTTGAACATCTCCTTCATACGGCTTTCGACTCTATCCCCATATTTATCCTTCCATTCCGAAGGCAGGATGTTACTTGTGGCATGGGTTATTTGCCCGGTCTGCTGGTATCGTTGGTAACGTTCAATGATAATATCCCCAACAACATCAATATCGTTTCCGTAATGCTTGAACTGCTCCTCTGTACCTAAGTCGTCAATACAATACACGTCCGAGTAGTACCGCTTCATAACGGCAGCGGACTTGCTCTCGGCAAGTTCGCCAACTATTGTTTTAGCGTTTTTAACGATGAAACTTCTTCGGGTAAATTCAAGCCCTGCATTATCCAGTCTATGTTCAATTATTGAACACATCAATCGTAAAGCGTTCATAATCATTGTTTTGCCTCGTCCAACAGCCCCAAAAAGATATATTCCTTTGTTCAAAGATATACCTTCCTGCTCGATGCCTAAGAAGTATTTTACAAGCTGTTCGTATTTGAGCCTATTTTCAGGCTCTATAAGAAAGAGTTTACCCGTTTCCCTCTCTATGCACGCTTTGAATAACTTTTTGCCTTCTATAAGCTCTAAATGCGGATATGGAGCAAATTTTTTCTTTACTCCTCCTCGCTGAATATCGGAAAGGATAGAATCGAAGCTGTAAGACCTGTCATCTCGATTAACTTCTGCGAAGTACGATTTTTGAAAGTCTGTTAGCTCTTGTTGTGATGAATTGCCTCTGTTGGCAAACTTCGCTGCTGCCTTATCCCATCGCGCCTCTATCGCTTCCGGTGTACCGTACTGCTCTAAGTTATCAAGCGTTGTCGCTAATTGCTCCGGTTGTTTTTTTGTTCCCATGTTAATTTGTTTTTTGTTTTTGTTCGTATTCTAAATATTTATCATTTGAAGAAATGCTACCTGTGCTTGTGCTTTTTCGCGGCAAATTCGATTTAAAATCTTTTGGTAATTCGCAAACTATGTTCTTCCAACCGTTAGCAATAGCGGTCTGCAAAATAAAAATTTGCGCGTCAATGTCCGGAGTGAACAACATTAGCTGTCGAACAATGCCAACGACCTGCTCGCCCGATTTTATCGCGCCATGTTTTGAAGCCGCGCGGAAAATCAAAAAATCATTCAAAACCGTTTTCAATTTTGTTGGTAAGTTTGCAAGGCTATCATAACCTGATGCGACAAAATATTCCAAATCGAATTTTTGATTTTCAAAAAAATCCCCCCTTGTATTATTTGTATTATTTGTTTTGTTTAGTTTTGTTTTGTTTAGTTTATTATTGTCAGGCACATTGGTAGGCACATTGGTAGGCACATTGGTAGGCACATTGGTAGGAATTTTTCCTACCGTTTTGACTACCATTTTATAAACCCCAAATGCTTTTTTGGATTTTCCTGAAGAATACTCGATAAGCCCCGCTCGAACTAAACTTTGCCGCCATCTCGCCAACGTTTTTTCGTCACAATTAAGCGCGGTGGTTAGTTCTCCGTTGCCCACTTGAAAAGTTGTACACCAATTTTCTTGATTGCAGATGTCTGTAAGTTCTGTATATAGAGCTTGTTCGCCTGCATTTAGTGCAAATCTTCTCCTCGTAGATTTAAGTAAATTTCTAAAATAATATCCGTTTAATTCAGCCATGTTTTTAAGATATTATATTTAACTTCAATCCCGATTGTTCAATTTGCTGCCGGATGAAGGGAGTTGCTAACTTTCGCACTTGCCTTATTTGGTTTCTTTCATCTCGGTAAGCAATCGAATAATGATTATTGTATAAATCTATGTTTACAATCTTCTCAATTTCTATCAAATTCCCTATTGGTTGTTTTAGATTACTTATTAATAAAAATTTTTCTTTTTCTTTTTTGAGTTGTTTTTCCATGTTGTGTTGTTAAAAAATAAAAAAGCCCGAAGTATCAATGTAGCGTCCATTCTACACATCAACAACGAGCTTAAAAAAAGTTAGTTGCTTAAATATGGACGTGCAACTTGGCAAAAATAAAGAACGTTTTTTAAAAAACAAATTTCCACTTAAAACTAATTGATATACATACAGTTATCATTAGGTGAAGTTGCGCGTATTTATGAGTTAGCGGCAAGCATTAATAAACTTACTCGCAAACTTTAGTGACTTTTTATAATGTGCTTTGTCTTTATGCTGGAAATAGCTCAACCTTGCTTGCTCAATCCAATGTTCAGCATCTTTTAGGTTGTGTCTAATTTCATCATCGGATATGCCAGCCGCTAACACTGCATTGGTGCTATTTGGGCTTGACGTTGTTGTTTCAACTGTTTGCATATATTTTGCTTTTAGTTATTAATTTGAACTTTTGTGCATTGATGCCCAAACAGACACCAATGCTTTTACGTTATCAGCAACCTTAATAAGACGGCAAATCGACAAACTTTAAATTTTCAGGTAAAACTTGCTCAATAGTACCATCGGGCATTTCTACAATAGCCACAGTAAAATTACCTGCTCCGCTTTCAAACTCTTCATAAGAAGCACCCCATTGATGAAATAGCCCTGCGTTTTCAAAATCTTTTTGCCAGCAACCTGTTCCTGCAACCGCTTGCTGAATGCCTGATTCTACTGGTAGATACTCTTGTGGTATCCATTTTTTAAACATTACTTTTCTTAGTTTCATTTTGTTATTTATTTAGCTGTTAAAAATTTGACTGAAAGAAAGGCTGCTGATAACAGGTGTTTGCCAAAATGGGGGCATTAGTGCTATCATCAGCGTTTCTACTTCTATGGTGCTTTTGTGGTGGCTTGACAATTTCGTGTTCCCAACCCCCCACTTCGGCAAGCACCGAACCGTTATGCGTCAGCTTAAAAGACCGTTCCATTTCAACATATCACGGACAACAAACCAGTCAACAAATGGACGTTCTGCAAATTCCTTATCATACTTCAACGGACAACCTAATGCAGCATCGTCAATATACATTTGAGCGTAAGCCTTTGGGCTTGTAGTCCAAGTGTGTTGTGTTGGATTAGTTTGTATTCCGTAAAGTGGTATTTCGTTTTCCTTAAACCAGTTCACGGCATCAGTTAAATAGTTCCCGCTTTCAAGGTGCAATTCGTTGTCCTCGCCAGTCGGATTAACTATGTCGCTTCGCATTGTGAATAAGACTAATTGATGTCCGTTTTCAACCAATGCTTTTAGTACAGGAACGGCATTTATGTCCTTTCCTACTTTTGGGAATTCGTGAGTTACACACGTTCCATCAAAATCAATTGCTATTATCATATTTCAAATTTTAATTCGTTTAACAAAAAGCCGAACGCATAACATGCGTTTGGCTCAATGGCGGGTTTAGTGGTTAATTAAACATTGTGCCTCGCATCAGCTTTAGTGGTGGATTGACAGTTTCTCGCTCCGAAGTCCGCCACTGCGCCAAGCGCAAACACGTTATATGAGATGCTAAAGAACACGCTCCAAAAGATTTTCCAACTCTTCTTTATACATAATTTCATTCTCGTAAATGTTTTCGTGTGAAATAGTTCCCTGTGCCCACATTTCTTTACAGATTTTTAAACCGAGTAAAACACCTTCAATTCTGTTTTTTTCTGCGTGAAGTTTTATTTTATCTAAAAGATTTTCAGAAACACTTTTACCCAACCCTATATTTAATTCCTTACCAATAGCTTGTAAGTCAATTTGATTGAAAATATTCATTGCGGATTCTTTCCAATTTTGCAAATTTTCAAAATCCTCCGTTGTTGCTTCTAATGGAAAGTATGACTGATTGACTTTTCCATATAATTTTCCTTTGTATTCCATTTTTGTAATCAATTTTATTTGTTTATCATTTAAGTTGAAATCTTGTAATCAAGCACCTCATATAACTTGGGTTTGGTGTCATGCGGGCTGATGTTCTACGGTTGAAAATTCCTGCTGAATTTTCCCGCACGAACACCAAGCCCTTAATCGTTAGCAGAAAGCACTACTGACCGTCTTCGGTTGACAATTCAGCAAGTAACGCATCAGCCATAGCAACGCATCTTTTCGCTATTTCTTTTTCTGGCATTCCACTTTGTCCGATAAACTCACCACCAAAAAATGAAGCCATTGCCAATCCTGCAAAGTGTTCACGTTTAGTAAGTCCTCCAAACTTTGTTTCCCATCCTGTTTTTTGACCATCTTTCAAAGGTTGATAGTCGTCTGCACCATCTCCACATTTAGTGTACATTGTTGGTGTAATTGGTTGTTTTCCGTTGTTCATTTTATTTGTTATTTAAGTTAAAAATTCGTTTTAATTACCCGTGCCATCTGCTAACACACGTTTGGCAAAAGTGGCGGTGCATTACTCCGCTTGACATTTACTGCTATATTCAACATTAGTTCTCCGCATCGGCATTTGTGGGTAAAATCGCCACCTTCGCCAAGCCGCAAAACGTTGGCGGCAAGCGTATGACGAGCCACCTAAAAAGGCAACTCATCATCACTTACTTTAACCTTTACCAAAATTTCTTCGGCTTCCTCAATTTGTGCTAAAGTGTGGTTGCGTTTATCATCCATCACTTTACGGGCTTTTTCAATAGTGTAATCAGACAGTTTTTCAACTGCAATGCGTTTCTCAACCCACTTTTTAGCAGCTTCAAAAACATCGGAAGCCTTTTCACCAGCTTCAACTTCTAATTCAATTTCAATTTTGGCATTCTCGTAGTTGCCTTTTGAAATCAGACGACTGTAAACAATTTTGTTCGCTTTCATTTTGATAATTTTAGAACGCCAGCCGCTAACAAGGTATTGCCAAAAGTGGGGGCTGACGTTCCACTAATAAGCAATTGCACTACATTGAACTTTTGTGCTTCTGATGGGCTGTTGTGCAAGTAATCCCCACATTCCCAAAATTCAGAATTTGCTCCTCCCAAAAATAGTTGTCTTGACCGATATTAACTTCATAAATAAAAGACTTGCGTAATGGCACACTATATATCATTATGTAAGACTTTGGCACTCCTGCCATCTTCGCATAACCCCACACTTGATTTTCATACCCGAAATAATCTATAAGCCCAACTACATCTTTGCTAAATGTAATTTTTAAATCTATTACAGCTTCTTTATCCAACAGAAAATCTAACCTCCCTTTTACAGGCAACACAAATTCTCCGAGTTTAAACGTTGCAGAATAGCTAACTTGCTTATCGAATAGCTTAATCATATCTCCATATTTCGCCTTTAAATCAGAAACGATATTTTTTGCAAAACTATACAATGGGTCTTTATAGCTCACTTTGTCCGGTTCTGTGATAATCCCGTCCACCAATGAGCCTATTCTCATATTACTTGTTACCTCTTTCGGCTCTAATATTCCGTACCTTTGATATTTTAGGAATGAATGTGAGTACCCTTCCTGAATTAGATATTGCTCAAATGGTACATTATCTTGCCTCTTAACGTTGCTAACTTCTATCATAGCTTATCAATTTCTTTAAATATAATGCCGGTTGGGGCGAAATTATTGTCATCGCATTTGACCTTCGCTAAAGCATTTGCCGCTTGTGTAGGAGTAAATGAGAACCATTTATTTATTTTCAATTTCGGCAAACACAAATCTAAATTCGCGCTGAAAGCCGCCATGATAACAAGCGCACTCTGCACATCTTCCGACATATCTACTTCGTAAGATTTTTTTAAGGCTTTCGTAAATAAATTAGGAGTTTCAGGCATTGCAGCAGCAACGGATTCTAATTTATTAGCCATTTTCGCATTTTGAGTTGCGGCTTCTATTTTCGCCGCTTCTTCTAATCGCTCTTGTTCTGCTATTTTTGCCGCTTCTTCTTTATTATTTATCGCAACTTCGTAATCGCTGAATTTATTTGTCAATTCGATAGCGAACAATGCAACATAATCGCTTCTGTCAAGATTGAAGTGTTCTGATACCAACGCATCAACTTCTTCTGCCGAAAAATATAGTGCTGCCTTATTGAATTTCGGCAATGGGAATGAGGAGTCTGTAATAGTATTGCATACATCATCTATATACTTATCTATGCTTTGCACTTGAATATTATCTTCAAGTGCCTTAATATATGCAGCATTAACCTTGTTAAGAATAATTGTTTTAAAGTTCGATTCTGCTTGTGCAGCCGCGTTCTTAATAGTTTCAATCATTCGTTTTCTCTCTTCTTCCTTTGCTCTTTTGGTTGCTTCCTCTGCTTCTATTACTTTCTTTACCTTAATAATTGCCGACTCTAATTGCTTAACCGGCTCTTCCAATGATTTTTCCGGTTGCATTAAGCGCGAAACAAGCCCATCTAACTTAGTTGTAATGGTTTTCCTTTCGGCTTGAATTTCTGTTTTTACCGCCTGTAAACTCTTTAAAGCCGCTTCCGCTTCCGGTAATTGCTCTTTTGTCTCAGGAAACGATATACCGCCAACTGCCTGTAACGCTCTGTTACTTATAGCTATTTCTGTACGATATAAAATTCCGTAAAATTGCTTAAATTGTTCTGCTCTTGTAGCTAATTCTTGTTCGTTGATGGACGTTATGTTTGACATTTTTTAGAAATTTAGATTGTTTACAATAGGAGCTTCTGAAACATTAGGCACTTCTTCATGTTCTACAGTTTCTTCAATCTCAACATGGGGCGTAAATTCTTCCTCCCCTGCTTCTGCATCTTTTGTTTCGTCAATTTTGATTTTTGAGAAGTTTGTCGTTTGAATTTTAGCAGCGTATTTTTCATTAGGGTTCGTCCCTAATTTTTTCAGGCCGTGTCTAATTGCTTTGGCGCGAGCAAATTCGGGGTCTATGCCGCCCTTCCATGACGTATAATTTGGGTTCGCATAGTTCAACTTATCAATATTGGCATCTTCTTTATTGCGACCGTTCTCTTTGTGCGAAGCAATACGCAAGCGCATGAAGTCTGATTCATCGAATGTGCGAAGCTCCCACCGTCCGCTTGCTACTTGAAATTCAAATTCCACTTCAATAACCTTACCATTTGCATCTTTCTTAACAACGGGGTTCTTGTGGTCTATTATTTTTCCGCATTGATAAGCGATTGATAAGATGCCATTCGCAGATGGAGTTACTTCTAACGCTTTCTGCCATGTTTTTTTCCCGGCAACTTCAATACTCACATTCCTTGTCTTAACATACACAAGCCCTTGCGATGGGTCAAATGATAAGTTGCTCTTAATTACAGACTTCATCGCCCATAATACAGTTTGTGGAATACACTCGAATATCGCAGGAGTTGTCATCGCGCATTGCCGCAGGTATTCAATCTCTTGCGTTACTATTGAGCGTGTGTCTGTGTTGGATAGCGCATTGATAGCCGCTAATGCCGTAAGCGTGTCCATGTTCTGTTCAAGCAGTTGTAGGCTCGCTGTTTTTTCGTTTAAATTCGCCATTGTTTGATTGTTTATTATTGTGAATACTAAATACCCTTTTGTTTGTAAATAAAAAATATGTCTTTCAACCGAGTTTCCTCTATGTAATATTTAACGGTTACGCCTTTTTTAAGCAATTTCTTGCCGTACATAATCCGGTGAAGGGTGGCGTAGAATTGGCAATACAACTTACTGCCAATGAGCATTATTTCTTCGCGCTCAACGCCCTTACTTAGTAGAATTGTTAGTGTGTGTTTCATTTGCTTTTTTTGTTTCGATTTGTAAATCATCTAAAGATATGGCGTGGCATTCAGGACATTCCCATCTATCGTAAACTTCTCCGTTTGGATAAGTGAAATGCGTATGAATGAGGCCATCTTCGTGAACATATTCGCCACATTCGCCCGGACAATAAACAAGACCTTCGTTTTCGTCAGGTTCCGCCATCATATTTTGATATTCTCTTAATTCGTCATCAAATACTTCTGCCATTGCTATTGGTTTATTTATTGCTTAAAACTTCTTCATTATCAATCGCAGCCGCTACGTCTGCCGTGTCCATCTTAGCCAGTATCAGCAGTTGCCAACACAGTCTTATATTTGCCCAGTTAGGGAATAATCCAAGCGATAAACAGAAGTGGCGCACAGCTTGTGCAGGTATGTATGGTGTTTTCATGTTATTTGAATTTTTTAATGATGAAAGCTCGTTTTTCAAGCGCTATTTCGCATTCGCGCCAACTGATTAGATAACGCTCAAAACTTTTCGACTCGTTATCTTCTTCCGCATTAGGAACATACCAAATGTTGCAACGCTCTTCGGAACTTTTTATCGCTCCTTCCGGCACTCTATCCACTTTTTTAAATGAATGAAAACTAAAGGTGTGGAACGGTGCTATTGCCTGTTCTTTTTCAAGAAATTTTACTTCACAATAGAATGAAAATTCGCGCCCGTTGCTAATGGCAACAATGTCTCCTTCCTTTAATTCCTTTCCATCTCTGTCTTGTAAGTTTAGTATGAACATGGATATTTTTTTAAGTAGTCTTTCAATTTGGTTTCGGTAATTTCGTAGAACACTTCTACACCTTCCTTCGCAAGTTTCTTCCCATACATAATTCGATGAAGAATTGCCGATAATTGGCAATAAAATTTGCTGCCGATTATCATTATTTCTTCTCGTTCAACGCCCTTACTCAGTAGAATTGTTAGTGTGTGCTTCATTGTGCTTGGTTAATTATGTTGGTTAATTGGTTTACTATGCCGCTTTTCTTGATGCCATCACGGGTGATGTATTCCGCTCCTTCGAGCAGCGCCAGAGCCTTCTTTGCCACTTCTAATAGTTCAGGTGCTGCCGCTATTAGCTTGGCATTTGCTGCGTGATTTACAGCCGCGTCCCAACTGTCCATCGTAGCTATCCAGTAGTTCTCCGGCACACTTCTTATTGTTTGTGTTGCCTCTTCATATTTCCACTTCATATCGTGTCTGATTTAGCGGTGGATAATGTGGCTTTCACGGCTTCATATATCTCCACCATGTGGCTGCCGAAGTCTTCGTATAATTCGGTTGTATTTCCGCTCAATAGAGCCTTGTCTATCGCAGTTACCCATTCAGGGTAAGCAGCAGGAAGGAATGTTTCCTTTGTTTGCCGATATGTATCGAGATAGTGTTGTGTTGTTGTTGTCATTTCCGTTTATTTTATTGTTAATACATAAAGTATTACCATGGCGATTATTATCAAGATGCCCAAGCACCCTTCATTTTCACCTGTTTTAGTTCTGTTGTTCATACTGCTTTGCTGTTTAATAGCATTAAATTTGTTTGTCTATCAATTTCTGCTGCACTTGGAATTTTTGCAGCTTCAATCCATGCTTTTAAGTCATCAAGTTTTACATACGCCAATTTGCCGCTCGGTTTGAAAAGTGGAAATGTGTGCTTGCTGTTCAGCTCATACATCTGCTCAATCTTACTTAGTCTAAGCTGCTCACATTGTGGCATTTCTATTCGTTCAAGACTTTCCATTTTCTTGTAAAAGGTCTTTCTCTTTAATTCCTGTGAATTTTGATATTGTCCTCAATGCAGCAACCTTAGTTAGGTCATCATTGTTAGACTTGGCTATTCTGTATATAGTAGCCAATGACCTTCCTAATGCTTCTGCTAATTCTAATTGCAGCTTCGGAGTTGCAATTATAGTGTCTAATACGTTTTGCTTTAATCCTATTTTCATAATATTTTTTTATTTACAAATGCAAAAATAATGAACGTTTTGAATTTGCAAATATTTTTGTGTTAATTTTTGAGCGAATAATTTTTAATGCCGATTTTCTTTTCTACGCTATCTACGATTGTGCGTATTGCTTCATCTTGGTTGTACAAGTTACGGATATTCCTCTCTCCATGAATTATGGTTGTATGATTGGTATAGCCCAATGTTATTGCTATATTATGCAATGTTAGTTTTGTGTAATTCTTGAATATATAAATACATATATGTCGAGGGATTACAATCTCTCTTTCTCTTGTACGCTTTTTAAGGTCTATAATAGTAGTGTTTGTTTCCATAGCCACAATGCCCATTATCTGCTCAGTACTTAACAATGTGTATTGCTGTACTATGCGCGTTGCTTTTTCGTTTGTCTGTTGCCTGTGCGTTGTAAGTCCCGGTATTGCGAAGTAGTCTATATGACCGCTAAGTCTTGCTTTGCAATTAGGGCAATGAAGTCCGTATCTGCTTAGTTCTAATGTGGTTGCGATTAGTTCACATCCGCAATTTTTGCAATGTTTCATTTTTTAATTTTATGCTGCAAAAATAAAACTATTTTTGAAAATAAAAAGCCAAATTGAATTTTAACAAAATAATTTTGAAAATAATTTTGTACATATTTGCAAAATTAAAAAGGCGATGTATATTTGCGCCAAGAATTTAAAAATGATGTTTAATCGAAGCACGTTAGCCGCCATATTGCAAATGTGCTGTTATAGGCAGTAGGGATTTTTAGTACGAATTTTAATTTAAAAACAAATAAAAAATGAACAACTTAAAGACAAAAGAAGATAGACAAGATGCTATCAAACAAATTGAAAAAAGTTTTTTAACTACAATGAAAAGCAATGGTCTTGAACTTTCAGACGAAGCTGTTTGCAGAATAAACCAAAGCAGTATTGAACTTGGTATTTGTGCAATAGGCAAGTATGCTGAAAAAGGGTATCAAATGGCTTTTGCGTCAGCTATCGAATTGTATGCAAAAAGCTACGATGATGAACTTGGATTTGGAAGAAAAGAAAACGAAATAAACTTTGGTAGTTCGGGTTCTTTCAATCCATCTGAACTGGAAAGTTATTGGAGAACTATTCACGCTGCATCTGTCTTAAAAAATTGGGATATTGTTTCAGAAATTGTGAACACCCATTGCAAAATGTATTGTGATTTGAGCAAAAAAATATTTGAGGTAAATATTCAATCGTAGAACGTCTGCCCTATTGCCTATAACGGTTGCGTGTATGGGAAGTGGCGGAGAGTTTGCTGATTACTTCCAAGTACAGACTGATTTTTAAATTAATAACCCAAACTCAAAAACACAAAACTAACCCGCCATTTCTTATACACGTTGTTATATGATGGCTTTTTAAAAACGTAATTATGAAAACAATATTTGAATTTAAAAAAGGAGACAAAATCACAAGAATTAAACCCGCTAATGGTTTTGGAGATAGAAGCTATATGGGTGATGAATTAGTTTTAATTGGAATAGCTAATGGACAAATCTATTTCAAAAACAATAATAGATTTATGAACAATATACTCGGAGAAGAACATATTTCAAATGTGGCTTTAGATTTATGGTCAGAAGGGTGGATTGAATATGTTGACCCGAAAACATTACTTGAAGGACAAGAAGATGTTATTAGTAATCTTTCAATCGAAAAACAAATTGAAATAGCTGTTGAGAACGAAGATTATGAACTTGCCGAAAGACTTAAACGCAAACTTGGGTAAGCTATCATATAACGGTTCCGCAGCTTGGCGAGGTGCGGTACTTTAACCATTAAGCCACAAACGAAGTACAAATTTTAAATAAACACGAATATGTCAAACGAAGCAACAAAAACCGCATCTTGCCAAACTGCTGTTAGGCGATGCCCTTTTTATAATTTAATTAGTAACAATAAATAAAAAAACAATGGAACAAAGAAAAATAGCTTTTAGAGCTTGGGACAAGGTGAAAAAAGAAATGACTTACAAAGTATTGGTTGGTAATACTGATACAAACGACCCGAATTATACTTGTAATGCAATTTTGAAAAAAGAACCTGTTGAATGGGTAAATGCAGACCACCATTGCATTGAACTTATGCAGTTTACTGGAAAAAAAGACTGTAAAGGGAAGGATGTTTACGAAGGTGATATAGTTGAATTTGACAGACAAGAGTGGGGTGGAAATGATAATATTCACGTTGTAAGTTGGAATGAAAGAGATGCTGAATGGTGTTGGGGTGGTGGTTCTGCTTCTGATATGGGATGGAGAACTGTCATAGGTAACATTTATGAAAACCCTGAACTTCTTTCGGAGCGGTCATAGGGTTTCGCCTAACGTTTTGCAGATTTGCGATGTGGCGGATTTCGCAACGCTAAACTATTTGCAACTACTAAACTTGATTTGAAAAACAGAACTTAATATTACCGAGAACCCGCCATTTTTTATACACGCTGTTATAAGCTGGTGCGGTATTATATCACAGAACTTGAATCGAAGAACGAAACCTTTTCTTTTCTGTGCGATGGGAAATAAAAAATTAAAATAAATAATAATGACAACAACAGACATACAATTTAAAGAAAAACAAGATTTTGAAAATATAAAATCAGTAATTGAAAAAGAATTTACAAATGTGCAAACACATAAAAAGATTAGTGATTTAGATTACATTTCTTTTGATTATAAAGGGCAAAACATTCATTGTTCATTTATGAAACACAATAGGATTTATCATAAAGACAACTCCATTACCGAATGTTCATCATTTTCTTCTGACAGACCGAATGAAGTAAAAACAGAAGCATTTAAAATTATAGCAAAATATTTTGATTGTAGATTTTGGGAAAATGATTGTGTAGAAAATGATTTTATTGATTTTAAGGTGGTTAAAAATAAATTATGATTATACACGGATATTCAGAAGAAGAATTAAAGAAACTACCAGATGATAGTGTGGATTTGATTATTACATCACCACCTTATGCTGATAGAAGAAAGAATACCTATGGGGGTATTTCAGAAGATAAATATGTTGAGTGGTTCAAGCCTATTGCTATTGAAGTGAAACGAGTTTTGAAACCAACAGGTAGTTTCTTTTTAAATATTAAACCACACACCAACAAAGGTGAAAGGAGTTTATATGTTTTTGACTTGGTGCTAATGCTTAAACGAGAATTAGGATTTCTATTTGTTGAAGAATATTGTTGGACAAAAAACGCATTCCCAACTGGAACACACGGAAGATTCAAAAATGGATTTGAACCTGTGTATCATTTTACGAAAGGTGAAGTTAAAAATATAACTTTTAACGCACTTGCTTGTGGAACACCTGTAAGTGAAGAAACAAAATCAAGAGCATTTAGAAAGAACTGTAAAACACCAACAAACGGAAGCGGAATGGTTGTAGATAGAGACAATTTTAAAAACTTGGAATTAGCAAGACCATCAAATGTGATAAACGCTAATAACGTAACTAATCAATTTACTTCAAAAATGAAACATAGTGCCGTTTTTCCAGAGAAACTTGCTGAGTTCTTCGTAAAATCATTTAGTAATGAGGGTGATACTGTTTTGGATTTATTCGCTGGTAGTGGAACAGTTGGTGTTGTATGTGAAGAATTAAACAGAAATTACATTCTTATTGATAAAGAAGAAACTAATATTCAACTAATCGAAAAGAGGGTGGAAGAAAAAAATAAAAGAAAAAGGTACAAGCAGGAACTTTATTCGGAGACGAAATGTAGCACTTGCCACTAACGTTAAGGTGCTTTGCGCTCGTTTTAATGGCGCAAAACACATGTTATACGCTGGCACGGTTGATTAAAAACAAAACTCAATAAAAATGGAAGATATATTTAATACGGATTTCACAATGGATGAA